CCCGTCCCAGGAAAAGTTCATGTTTGGCTGGACGGAAAGGGTATCGTCATGATCGGCAAGTGGTTTCAGAATATGTTCAAAGGCGGCATCGAAGGTGTCGGCAACGCCGTGAGCGGTGTGCCGGATAAGGTCATCACTAATGATGATGAGCGCCTGGAGGCCAAGCAGAAGATCATGAACGAAGTGCAGGAGTTCGGAAGCTCACTGATCGAAGCCCAGAAGGAGATCATGGTGACAGAGATGAAAGGCAACTGGCTGCAGCGCTCATGGAGACCGATCATTATGCTGGCATTCGGCTTCATTGTGATTTACGAGTATTTCATCTCCAGGGCTTTCGGCCTGCCTCAGGCAGACCTTCCCGCCAATTTCTGGAGCTTGCTGGAGATAGGACTGGGTGGTTATGTGATCGGACGCTCTGCTGAGAAGATCGTGACACAGTTCACCGACAATATGGATAAGATCCCGCGTAAATCGAAAAGAACCTAATACACATACAACCATGGAAAAAATTATCAAAATCCTCGGCCTCAAAAAGGGGGCAACAGAAGCTGACATTATCACCTCGATTGGCAATATCCAGAAACAGGTTACGACACTGGAGTCCGAAGTGAAAGCAAAGCAGGAACAGCTCGACGCGCTCAAAGACCTGGCTGAAACTGCCGCTGACCTTGAACAGCAACTCCAGGAGAAGGTGGTCATTATTCTGGAAAAGGACAAGGAAGTATTTGACCTCAGGCAGGAGGTGGAGGCCCTCAAGTTGGCAAAGGCCAAGGGTGCCGTAGAGAAAAAGGTCCTAGACAAGCGCGTTCATGCCTTTTTCAAAGCCAACAAGGATGTCAAGGAGATCTTTGTGACCGATGATGCCACCATATTCCTGCGCCGCTCTGACGCAGAGAACCACAAGCGGACCATCGGCGGTATTGTGCAAACCTTCAAACAGAAGTAAGATGCCTGTAAAAAAGAAAACCACCCTGGAAGAGTTATTTACGCCTTACAATGATCGCAAGCAGCTGTTCCAGACCACGGACGGGCAAGTGTTCATCCGTGAAGCCCATGCCAAGGCTCATGCCAGAAGCACAAAGGGCGAAGTAAAAGTGTTGACCAACCCAAAATTCGCTAAACAATGACACTCCCGAGAATGATTATCCAGATAGGTAACGGCAACCTGGGAAGGGCAGCCAGGACCGCAGACGGTATTTCAGCCCTGATTGTTTCAGGTATTGCCGTGGCCGGAAAATTTGCCCTTGGAGACGTGCTGGGCCCACTTCGCTCGGTAAAGGATGCGGAGGCACTTGGTATCGATGCAGCCTATGACAGCGACAATAAGCTGCTGGCACACCATCATATCAGTGACTTCTATGATAAGGGTGCCAATGACGGCAATGAGCTCTATGTCATGGTTGTTGCTGACACGGTCACCATGGCCGATGTATGTGATAAAACCAACGACTATGCCAAGCTCCTTCTTGAGACACTCCAGGGCAAGGTAAAGCTCCTTGGTATTACCAGGGTACCTGACGGGACCTATGCTGCTGCGGCCACTAACCAGTTCGACCCTGACGTGTGGTCGGCTATCACAAATGCCAAGGCGCTCATCGCAGAGGAGGCTGAGGCACACCGCCCCGTACAGGTGCTCATCGAGGGACGTGATTTCCAGGGGACGGCCAGCTCGGCCAAGGACCTTCGTGCTTCGGACGGACCGGATGCCAACCGCGTTTCGGTGGTCTGCTCAGCTGATAACGATGTGTCAATTGCCGAGACGGAATATGCGGCATATGCCCATGTAGGGTACGTGCTGGGCCGCCTGGCAGCCATCCCCGTTCAGCGCAATATCGGCAGGGTAAAGGATGGGCCCATGAGCATCCTTGAACCGGGGCTGAGCAACGGAGCCAAGCTAAGCACTTTCACGCTCACGGAGATTGAGGCCCTGCATGATCTCGGCTACATCCTGATGCGAAGCTACGACAACCGTCCGGGGTATTACTTCACCGATGACCCTACCGCCTGTCCTGTTGATGATGATTATGCATCTATACACCGGGGCCGGCCGATCGATAAGGCCACCCGTCTGGCCAGGACCGTATTCGAGGGCGAACTCCTGGACGATGTCGAGGTAGATCCTGACACCGGCAAGCTGGAGGTCGCCGTGGTGAAAGGCTACCAGCAGAAGACCGAGAAATACATCGAGGTGAACATGCTCAACTATGGTGAGATCTCAGGGGTCCGCTGCGTGGTGGATCCTGATCAGGACATCCTGTCCACAGACCAGGTTGAGATCAACCTGGCCATCGTGCCCAAGGGCATGACGCGGGAGTTTCTGGTGAAACTCAATTATGAAAACCCATCATCTTAAAATAAGATAAGCCATGATCAACGGAGTAGAATATACCTATGAAGACATCCAGGTAGAGATCTTTGGTCGCGTCCTGGAAGGTGTCGAGGCCGTGAAATACGGTGCCACCAAGAACCATTACAACATCCACGGGCGTGGCAACAAGCCGGTTGCGATGGGTAAGGGGAAAAAGGACTCCACACCTGGGAGCCTGACCATTCACCAGAGCGAGTTCGAGGCCCTGCAGGCCGCTACCCCGAGGGGTAAGGACCCGACTGACTGGGCCCCCTTCGACATTACAGTTGCATACGCACCCGAGGGTGGTGAGATCACGGTGGATGTGGTCCCAAACTGCAGGGTGAGCAGATGGGAAAAGGGGATGACCACGGAAGAAGGCCATATGACCATAGACCTGGAACTGGCCACTGGCATCCCGCGGCTACAGGTGTAAGGAACCTAGGTAGAAATCAAATATTGTAAGTCATGAAAAAGACGCCCTTTGAAAAGAATGATCTGAAAACACTCACTCCTGAACAGGTGGATGAGTTCAAACGTGAATATCCTTCAGGGATATTTATGCTTGAGGTGCTTGATAAGAAATGCTGGCTGCATAAGCCTGACCGCAATATCCTGGACCTTGCCAGCGCGTCATCGCGAAAGAAGGACTCCAAGTTTAATGAGACGATCCTGAAAAACTGCTGGCTGGCCGGCGATAAGGAGATCATCACCAATGATGAATATTTCTTCGGTGCCTCTGCACAGCTTGGTGAGCTCATACAGTTCGCAGATGCAAGCTTAAAAAAGTTGTAGACGCCCATGAGGTGACGGCCGCGACCTCGTGGGTACGACTGGTGAATGCTCAGCTGCGCTACTACATGCATGTGGATCCGGATCTATTATCGGATGACCAGTGGGCCAGGATGTGGCAGGACCTGCAGTGGATCCGCAAACGTGAAAAGAAAGAAAGCCTTTTGAACAGGATATTCTGGAAATAAATGAACCTCAAGGAGCTGAAATATATCATTTATGGGGAGGACCGTTTAAGCAACAAACTACAGAGAATTAACTCCTCCTCCAGCAGGACCAATAATATCCTGACAGGAACCAATACACGCCTCTCAAATCTCAAAACAAATCTCAGCCAGGCAGCAAGCCAGGTCCCGTTCCTGCAACAGGGCCTGGCCATGCTTATCAATCCCATCACGATCCTTGGAGGGGTGTCACTGGGGCTGGCATCCGGTCTGAACAAGATGTCCAATGAGGCCATCCGGTTCAACTCATCATTCCGCCAGGTGAAGAACCTGAACCTTGACAAGACCGTTGAAGACCTGTCAGCACTCAAACAGGAGGTCCTTGATCTTTCTTTTTATAAGGGTTTTGATCCCAACCAGGCCGCCACGGCATTCTTTGACATCCAGAGTGTGACGGGCAAATATGGTGAAGAGGTTAGCAGGATCGTATCCAAGCAGGGAGAGTTTGCCAAGCTCATGCAGGCCGATTTCACCAATTATATAGCCGGGACCGGTGTGGCCATGGCCAATTACGGGTTTGATGCCGATGAGCTGGATGAATACAACCGCAGCGCTTATGCAGCCTATAAGGTCGGGAAGATCACCTACGATGAACTTGCCAAGATCACACCTGTGTATGCCGGTTCAGCATCCGCCGCAAAACAGAGCTTTGAATCCGCCAACAAGGTATTGGCGTTGTTCACAGTGAAAACCAAATCGGCCGAAGAAGCTGCCACCCTCACCAACTCTGCATTCCGCGACCTGTTCAAGGAGGAAACTATCAAGGCTTTTGAACGTGTGGGTATCGATATGTTCGATCAGATCACCGGCAAGGCCAGACAGGTGGACCAGATCATGCTGGATCTGAACGCCAAGTTCATGACCCTCGAAAGCGATAAGGCGATCACGGGCCTGCGCAACCAGTTCAAGGGATCTGAGGGCCTGATCGCGCTGATCAATGCAGCCAGCGATAAGTCTGGGCAGCTGGTGCGTACCTTCCAGTCCTTTGATGATGCGGAAATAGGCCTTGATAAGGTGATGGCCAATGCACGCGAGGATCTTGATTATATTAATGAGCAGCTTGAGAACAGGACCCGGGTGCTGTCAATCCAGATCGGGCAGAACCTGCTTCCAGCCAGGGCAAAATTCATGGAACTGGGCAATAAGATGGCCATAGATATCAATGCATTCGTCACCGGCAAGGCAACCATCCTGGATATGTGGTCCATGATGTGGGGCTTCGGCCTGGGCGATGACAGGCATCTCTCCCAGGGTCTGAAGGACTTTCGTGGTGAATTTAGCCGCAAGGATTCATACCAGACGGTCAAGGATGAGTTCGGTGATCAGGCATTCGGGGCCAAGAAGCTATCGGACGAGGAATTTAAACAGAAATATGGGGAGCTGCTCACCAAGTCCAGGGATGCATACAACCGTGCCCAGGAAGCTACCGGTAATGATTATTATAAGTTGCTTGGAGAGTCACAGGCTTATTCAGATATCGCAAAATCACTGTTCAAGGAGCGTCACTCCGGGGATGAGCAGCAGGAAAATGACTACGCCGGCGGAACCACGGGAACGGATGTTGACAACATCTCAAAGGGCCTTTCCGGTATTGCCGGAGGCGGTTCTCAACAACGCAATATTACCGTGAATATCTCCAAGTTCTTCGATAACCAGAACATCAATTGCACGAACCTCCATGAGGCCGGACCCGAGATCGAGGAGAAGATCAAGGAATTAATGATAAGGGCCATATCAGGGGCCGAGCAGATCATGAACTGATGGCAACGATAAACCTCATAGACATATATGTGCGCGCATTTGGCAGAAGGGAGACCTTCGCGGCCGTGGATGCCACAGGCCGGGTTGAGGCCCGTGACCATGGTTATGGTATCGATCTTCCTTACGAGCCTGAGGCTGACGATACATCGCTGCTGGGGACACCTATTTTCATGCCATTAGAGATAGACGGGTACCGAATGCCCAATGAGCCGATCATCACTGTCACTCAGACCAAACTCATCGTCAAAACCGTCGTGCAGGGCATCAAGGGAACAGTGAAGGAAGAGATATCGATGGGGGACTACAATATCAACATAAAGGGGATCATCGTCAATGAGGAGTCTGACGAATTCCCGGGGGATGATGTTCGCAGGATCCGCAGCCTGGTAGAAAAGACAGGAGCATTGCCGGTCAAGAGCCCCTTTTTGTCACTGTTCGGAATCGACCGAATCGTCATTGAACAATCTACATTCCAGGGCATCGAGGGCCATCAGAGCCAGCAGGCATATCAATTGATGGCCGTGAGCGACAGGCCGCTGGAGTTAATTATGAGGGAGGGATTGTGATGTTTGTGTTGACGAGTAAAATAACCATTGGCGGGTATGTCTTTGAACATGTCCATAACCTGAAGATCCTGCGTTCGCGCAGGACGCTCGTTGATGTGGCCGAGATCCGTATGCCAAACAATTATGAAGGCCGGTACCTGGCATCGATCATCAGGGCTGGGGACCCTGTGGAGATAATGCTCGGGTATGACGGGGAACTCTTCACTGAGTTCACCGGGTTCGTATCCGAGATCCAGCCACGTACGCCGGTGGTGATCAAATGCGAGGACCAGATGTACGAGCTGAAAAGGCGTAATCCGGAAGCTGTAAGCTGGAAGCAGGTGACCCTGCGTGAGGTGCTTGCATATCTTGTGCCTGAGGGGACAATACAGGCCCCTCAACTGACACTATCCCCGTTTTACATCAAAAAGGATATGAGTGTGGCCAAGGCCCTGCAGAAGATACAGGAGAGCTTCGGGCTTGACGTTTATTACCGTGGTGGGGTAGTGTACGCCGGTCTGGCCTATATGGACCCTGTCGCAACATCCATGGACCCGGTGATCTATGACCTGCAGCTTAACGTGATCACCCCGCAGCTGACCTATCGACGGGCCGATGATGTGCTGATCAAGGTCAAAGCCATAAGCCTGCTGAGCGACAACAAGAAGATCGAGACCAGTGTCGGGGATCCTGACGGTGAACTGCGCACCCTTCACTTTTATAATGTGACGAGTGCCAATGAGCTGAAAGGGATGGCAGAAGAGAAGCTTGATTCATTGAAATACGACGGCTACCAGGGCAGCCTGCTCACTTTTGGGATCCCGCGATGTGATCATGGACAGGTGGCCCGTTTGCAGAATGACAAATACGGGGCCAGGGACGGGTCCTATTTTATCGATGCCGTGACCATCACCTTCGGGGTGAGTGGCTATCGGCGTGAAGTGTATATCGGCAAAAAGGCAGCATGATGGATAACAGGGTAAGGGAATCGATATTGAACATGATCAGGGATGCGGTCCCTGTTCAGACCATTGTAGCCAGGGTGGAAGGGTGTGATCTCACCAGGGGAGTGTGTGATGTGGTGTCGATGGATGATGAAGACTACACCCTGTACGATGTACGGTTGCAGGCCATCGCCAGGGGGGGCACGGGGGGTATAACGATCGTGCCGGTAGTTGGATCATTCGTGCTGGTGAGCATGGTGCGCAATATCCCCCAGAGTGGTTACATAAGCTGTTATTCCGATGTGGAGAAGATCCATTGGAACAATGATGACGGCATAACGCTGGAAATTTCTGATAAACTCAGGCTGAACGGAGACAAGCATGGGGGGATGGTGATCCTGCAGAAGCTGGTCGAAAAGATCAATGCGCTTGAACAGGCCATGAATACGCATGTGCATTCGGGTGTCACTACCGGCAGCGGATCCACAGCAGTGGCAACACCGCCACCCATCGATGGGATCACACAATTAGAGGACCTTGAAAATAAGAATGTCACCCATGGTTAATTATAATGACATTTTACTGGATGAAGGCTATGACCTGCTGATCACTGATGGTGATCTAAGGACCGGTGATGCCAATCACCAGCATCAGGCACTGCTGATCCTTACAGATAAGGGGTCTTTCAAACAGAGCCCGGATGTTGGGGTGGGCCTGTATAACTATATCCTGGATGACGGCAGCGTGCATGATCTGCATGCTGAGATACAGAAACAGCTCGAGCTTGACGGAGCAATTGTCATATCGATAAGGGGTGCCAGTGTGGCCACAACGGAACTGGAGGCGGTTTATGAAAATTGATGTAATGCATAATCAGTCGGTATTCGACATCGCTATACAGGAATATGGAAGCCCTGAAGGGATATTCTTGCTAATGACGGATAATGCCGGGATGAGCCTCTCGAGTCGCCTGGTGAGCGGCCAGCAGTTGAACATCGTTTCACCGGCGGTTAACAGGCAAATGAAAGAATATTATACAACCAATGGCCTCAGGCCAGCCAATGAGGTACCGGACTATTCAAAGGTCGATATCCTGGGTACTTCAGACGGCAGGGCCCTGAAGGTCGGAGGAAAATTCATAAGAATAAAAATAAACCCTGCAAGATGAAAAAACTGATTTTATTAGTGTTATTGATCACCCCGGCGAGGCTGCTGCCCGCCCAGGAGATCGAGACCTGGTCGCTGAGTGAGCTTCCTGCCAGAACTGTGCTTGATTCTCTCGATAAAACCTTTCTCGAGGATGCCGATGAATATTCATATCATACCACCCTGGCTGATATACTGGGCTTTGTAGAGGCAAACCTGACGCCCTCTTCGGGGGGTACCTCTTTATGGAGCCGTTCGGGTGATTATCTTTACCCTGCCTCGATTACGGACAGCATAGGAATAAACACCTCGACACCGGAATTTCAGTTGGATGTGAACGGCACGATGGGCATA